CCGCGATCCCGGAAGAGCGCCTGCTGCTTCCAGTAGGGATTGCGCCGGAAGGTGCCGGGAACGGGGGATGAATGATTGTAGGTCTTCATGGTGGTTTTGTGCCTCCTTGTGGGTGGCTCCCTCCTGCGGTATACTTGAACTGAGAAGGGAGGTGAGCTAAATGGTGGAAGTTAATCATAATTACGTAGTCCTTGGTGTGCAGACGGACGATCTTGTCGTTTCGGGAAAATACGGCAACGCAGATGTTCAAGGAATTTTGACTGGCTCGGTAATTGTAATGGGACCAGCAAAATTTGCAGTGAATGGCATCATGCATGGCGATCTTCTGATCAAAGAGGGAGCCACAGTTGAAATCCGTGGCACACTGGATGCACCCGTAATTCAAGCTCGTGGTCGATTGGATGTCTATGGCACCGTAGAGTGTCCGCTGGGCGTTCCCGATACGGCGGTTCTCCATCCGGGTTGCGTTGTCAACGGCGTAAAGCGCGATTGATAATGTGACGTTTGCCGGTCTTGCATTCGCAGTGCAGACCGGCATTTTCATTACAGCACTCTGGCCTTGCATTCCAAAACAATCTGGTGTTCAAGTTCTTTTGCGACATCCATCGCTTCTGCGAACAGCAGGTCGCGACCTTTCAGTTGTTCCAACAGTTCCAGTGCAATCTTTTCAGTGGAATCAGACTTTCGCATCTTCTTCACCTCCTTTCGCTGATATTGCGTAAACGTAAGTTTACGCGAAAAAAATAGCATCGGTCTCCTGCGGAGTAAGATGCAGTGCGGCCCGGAACAACTGAATCTCGTTTCGGGTGAAGTCGGACTGACCACCCATTTTACGGGACAGAGTTGCCGGATTGATGCCCATAATCTGGGCTGCATCTTGAGTTCTTATGCCATGCTCGATACATTTGGCACGGAATAAATCGCGGTTGAACATTTGCTCACCTCCTTTGCGCAAGAACAGTATAACTCTTGCGTATACGTAAGTCAATACGAAAATGCAAGTTTTCTTTGGGAAATTGCAAAAACACATTGCAAAAACGCAATATAATGATATAATAAAGGCAGAAAGGAGCATCAGATCATGGGGAATTACTTAGCTGACCGACGAAAAGCTCTTGGATTAACGCAAAAGGAAATCGCAGAGCTGGTAGACGTATCAGAAGCAACAGTCTCCCGCTGGGAAAGCGGTGAAATTGCTAATATGCGGCGTGACCGCATTGCAGCTTACGCGAAGGCACTAAAAACCACCCCAAGCTTTATTATGACAGGGGATAGCGCTGATAAAGAACTTCCAGCGGGAGCCACGCTTTATAATGCCCAAAACGTTGCCCCGCTGTTGGGCACTGTCCGTGCAGGGATGCTGATGTATGCCGAGGAAAACATTGAAGATTACATTCCCATCCGGCAGACAGACGGTGCAAAGTATTTCTGGTTGAACATTCGCGGGGACAGCATGAATGCTGCCGGTATGGATGAGGGCGACCAGATCCTTGTACGTGAACAACCGGAAGTGGAAAACGGCCAGTTGGCTGTGGTGATGGTCAACGGCAACGAAGCGACTGTAAAATACTTCCGCAGGGAAGGCGATCTCGTGATCCTGACCCCGAAAAGCTTTAATCCGGTGCATCAGCCGCAGATTTATGATCTGAAGAAGATGCCGGTGCGGATTGCAGGACTGGTTGTGGAGTGCCGGAAGGTGTTCCGATAAATGGTAAAGAGGAACTTGATATGTCGAGAAAGAACAAGGTTGGATATTCAAAAAAATATGCGAGTGCTGCGAAATCGTTTGACCGAAGCATGAATCGATTGGCACATTCTGTTTCGCGTGTGGCATTTAGTAGTAAGTCTACAGCAAAATCAATCCCAAAAGCATCCCGGAAATCACATATGGATGAACCTGAGTTTGAAACGAAGTATACTAGTATCCCACGGCCAGTGACTGTTGTCTGTGCTCTGATTGGTGTGCTGGTTTTTCTTGCCGATCTCAAAGATGACAGATTTCTGGTTTCACTCATTTTTGGATTTATAGCATATGGGGTTTCTCTTCTAATTCTTTGCGTTATATATGGAGGAATCGCGGGAGCAAAGGAATTTCGTTCTCAAGATAGTGATAAATGCGAAGGACTACTCGAATCGGTCTATAATCCAAATCCTGAATGGGTGGGGCAGACTGGCCTTATTGATTCTCGCGCGAATGCAAAGGTCTTGGCTCCACAGTTTCTGAAGCAGGCTCAGGAAAGCGATAAAATTCTTCAGACGACCACAGACCCCGCCACCTTTTTTACAAGATATGACTTTTGCGTTGGACGCTTGATGGAACTTGAAAAGTGCAAAAAGTACGGTGCACAGGTAAGCACTACTGATGATTTGAAGAAGTATCGCAGCCTTGGCTTCCGAGATGATGCTGTAAAGGAAATCATTCATCGAACGGAAGAAAAGTATCAGGCAAAAATCGAGAGCCTGAAAACAGCAAAGGCAAAACAGAACTGGGCAGAAAAATATCATCAGGCATTTGAACCATATTTGCCTTACATGACAGACGGCCAGAAGTCTGAGCTTGGAGAAGCAAGCGCATATCTGTTTGATCTGGCTCAAAAATAAAAACGCCCCCGGTGTTGGCGCACCGAGAGCGTTTCCAAGAACAGCTTGTTCACGAGGAACAATACAGCCCTAAGACAACTGTATTGTACCACCTCCGGGCAGGCTTGTCAAAGTGTACCCATATGGAGGTGTATTTTTATGGGAAAGCGAGTCAATACCGCTGTCTGGCTTCCGAATCAGAACCGCTGGCAGATTAAAGTACAAAAGGACGGTGTGCGCAAGACCTTCACCAGCGCAAAGCCGGGCCGCACCGGCCAGCGAGAGGCAAACCACAAGGCTGATCTGTGGCTGGATGAGGGAATTTCGAGCACCCGCCTGCTGGTAGAGACGGCCTATGTGAACTGGATCGCCGAAGTGAAAATGACCACCAGCCAGTCGAACTGGAAGCCTATCGAGAGCCGCTGGCGGACATGGGTACAGCCCGACCTCGGCAAAAAGCAGGTAGCGAACCTGAACGAGCAGATGCTGCAGGTGGTGGTGAACAAAGCCTTCGCTGCTGGACTGAGTAAAAAGACGCTGATGAGCCTGTGCGCTGACCTGCGGGCATTCTGCAAATGGCTGCGGCTGGGCAAGCTCTCGACGTTTCACCCGGAAGAGCTGCACGTTCCCAAAGGCGCCCGTTCTGAAGAAAAGAAGATATTGCAGCCGGATGCGCTGCGGGTGCTGTTCGCCGTGGATACCACGCTCTGGCGGGGGAAAAGAGTCCCGGACCCGTACATCAACGCCTACCGGCTCAGCTTCGTCACGGGATTGCGCCCGGGGGAACTCATCGCTCTGCGGTGGGCTGACATTCAGGGCGATATGGTGATGATCCACGGCGCGATAAACGTCCACGGTGAGAAAACTCGAGGCAAAAACAGCAATGCCTTGCGTTCCTTCGCGCTGACCTCACAGGCAAAAGAGATACTCGAGGCGCAGCGCGAGTTGACAGGAGGGGAGGAATTCGTCTTTCCCATTGAGGCAGAGAGCACCTATCGCCATTGCTGGAAGCGCTATTGCGAGGCAAATGGTATTGAGTACGTCCCACCCTACAATCTACGGCATACTTTTGTCTCGATGGCCAAGACTCTGCCGGAAGGCACGGTGAAATCGTTGGTCGGACATTCCCGACAGATGGATACTTACGGCATCTATGCCCACCTGATAAAAGGGGAGAAGCAGCGGACTGCCGAACAGCTGGAAGGTGTTCTGGATAAGCTCCTTGCGGATTCGAAAGAGTAGGTTATGGCCATGTGGGTTATAACATGGGTTTTGAACATAAGAAAATCGCCCAGAAACTTACGTTTCTAGACGATTTTTACTGGTGGAGGCGATGGGAGTCGAACCCATGTCCGAAAAGAGTTCAGCGTAGGTGTCTCCGGGTGCAGGCGATCTACAACATTCCCTCCGCGTCACGCCGGTCGTCAGGCTAACGCTTCAGTAGCTTCATGAGTTCCTGCCGGTCCGCAAAGCTTAGGTCCGTTCAGGTGCTGTGTCTAAAGGACGCCCCGGCCCCACACGACACAAGAGTGGGCGGAACGCGCAGCACTCAGGCTGCGAGCAACTGATAATTATTGTTGTCAGTTAATTTTTTTGGAGGAGTTATAGAGCAGTTCCCCCACTGCTACCCGCTGCCCAGACCTTGCTCCCCCCGTCGAAACCTTTACGCCCCCTTATAAAGCACATCTTGCGATGTGCGGAAAGCTTGGTTTTCTGCGGTGAGCCGCAGTCTGCAATTGGAATGCTTAGTAATACTTGCCGTTGGACTTCACAGCACGGTCAATGGAGCGCTTTGCATCGCGCTGGGCGGCATCGGCACGCTTGTCGTACAGCTTTTTGCCCTTGCACAAGCCCACTTCCATTTTTACGCGGCCATGCTTGAAATAAAGCGAGAGCGGTACCAGCGTATAGCCCTGCAGCTTGCACTGCTGGTGCAGACGCCGGATCTCACTTTTGTGTGCCAGAAGCCGCCGGACACGCATGGGGTCCTGATTGAACAGATTGCCGTGGTCGTAGGGGCTGATGTGCATCCCCTTTACCAGCAGTTCGCCGTTTTCAATATCCACCCAGCTGTCCTTCAGGTTGACCCCGCCGGCCCGCAGGCTTTTCACCTCGGTGCCTTTGAGTTCCACACCGGTCTCCAGCGCTTCCAGAACAAAATACTCGTGGCGCGCTTCGCGGTTGGTGGCGATGGTCTTGG